GAACTGATGGACGCGGCCAAGGACATTAGGGACAATCCCGGAGCCGACTGTCACGGATCGGTTGGGTTTTGTGCGATCGAATTACCGAAACTCGCAAGACTTCGTGATGCGCTAGCTGTTCTTGATTCATCCCGATAACAACTTATTCACCTGCGCAGTCGCGGGTTATTATCAAAAAGGCGTAGGATAAACAGTTTTCACAAAGATGCAAAATCGGCAACAATTAGCACGCGAGAGTATTACACACCCAGCGCTGATCGATGCATTCGATGCAGATTGGTTTTATCCTTGGCAACCAGAAGAATGGCCAGAAGAGGATAGGAATCATCCGCTAGTGCTCCGTGCCTTGCACGAGGGTTGGGCGGAATGGATTGAATCGCCGGTGGATATGGAGGCGGTCAAGCAGGGATTTGCCTACGACCTGTCGCGGGATAGGGATGGTGGAATCGTCTATTGGCACAAGGGTTCATGGGTTCGCTGGGAATACGACGACGCGGGACATCGGAAGCTGCTAAAGATCCCTATCGAACTGGCTGAACATCCAAACAGACCGGAAGTCGTACACTACGGCGCGGGCGATATCCGATGCCGATTCGTGGAGTTGTTTCTTTGCTATACGAAAGACTCGATGGCGTCCGACCCAGGTGAACTGTATCGTTTTATCCATTGGCAACGCAAGCTTTACTTGTCCGTCTTTGGTTGGGTGCGAGATTTTCAAGAGCGCAGGCGTGGCAAGGAACGTACGATCAAACTGCGACGCTACTCGCAAGTTTATTTAGCGCTTAGCAAAAAAAACGGCAAGTCCGATCTAGGCTCAACGCTGGTTCTGACGTTGATTCGCGGCGATGGTCAGCGTAAGGCATATGTCTACGGATGTGCGGCCGGCAAAGATCAGGCTGGGGTGATTTTTAACGAGTCTAGGGATTACGCGCGAGCCTCGCACCTGGCCGACGAACTGTTCGTCAACGACTCTCGCGTGGACCGGAGAATTATCCACCACGGTTCTGGTTCGTACTACGAGGTGATCTCGTCCGAAGCGTTTCGGCATGATGGCTACGATGCACAGGCAATCCTATTCGACGAACTCCACCAGCAGAGGGACCGTCGTCTGTACGTGACATTGCGGAGAAGTGGCCAAGCGAGACTACAGCCGCTAGAGTTGGTGATGACGACATATGGCCGAACGCTCAAGTGCATTTGGGGCGAGGTGCATCTAAAGGCCAAGGCGATCCTGCAGGAGCGACGACTAAAGACATCACAGTTCATTATGATCGCCAGTGCCGAACCCATTCCCGTTGTCGTGCTGGAGCCTGCAGCCGCTGGCGCAACGCTGTTGGTCGTGCGGAGGCTCGAGCAACCAATCGACGTTGGCGAAGTAATCGAACTGGGTACCAGTGATGCCATTGCGTCTGGGTCTAGTCGCAAGACGGCTACGAAAGTGCGAGTTACCCAGCCAGCCAAGCGATTCCAGCGATTCCTGGAAGTGGAGCCTATCGCAGAAGACATTACGCGATATGCAGAGGGGCTGGCAAACAAGAATCCGCTGGCACCAGAACGCCTTGACCATGCGATTCGTCGTGCCAATCCATCGGTCGATATCGTTACGCCGTTGGAGCGAATCAAAAACGAAATCATCGATGCGGAAGGACCGCAGGCGGAAGCGGAGGCGAAGCGATACAACCTAAACATCGTTACCGGTGATGGTGAACTCTGGGTGTCTGGAGCCGCTTGGCGAGCATGTGGTAGAACCAAGTTCCGCATGAGCTCATTGATGAACCAGCGATGTTTCGGCGGGCTGGACATTTCGCAAGTGAACGACTTAACCGCTTTCTGGCTGGCGTTTCCCAATTGGAAGCATGGGATGCGTTTTGGCAAAGTCGTTGAACCGCTAGTCCGCTGGGTTGGTTTGATTTGGGTACCGAGTGCGGAGATTGAACGCCGCGAAGAAGTCGAAGAGATCCCGTATCGTGCCCTGGCCGAAACTCGCTATGTAGGAGAATTCGGGCCGGTGCGGATTTGCGACGGCGACACGATAAATTACAACCAAGTCGGCCAGGAGATCTTGCAGTTATGCGATTATTTTAAAGTCCAAGCGACGGCATACGATCCAGCCAAGTCAATCCTGCTGGTAGATAACATTCTAATCCCAGGCGGAATGAAGTGTTATCCACACCGCCAGGGCTGGAGCATGGCGGCTCCCAGTCAGAGGTTTGCTAACATGCTCAAGCGACATCAGATTGTACACGGCAATCATCCGGTATTGGATGCTGCTGTAGAGGGTTGTGTGTTGACCAAGCCGGATCGTAATGGAAACAGCTATCCAGCTAAAGACAAGTCGATCTCACGGATTGACCCGTTGGTGGCTGCGATTATGGCTAATGGCTGGGCGTGCGATCCGCCGAGTGACTGCGTCAGTAGCGGTGCTTGGAGTGGTCGGCCTGGTGCCGGTATTTTTTGATTTCAGTTACAACGTAAAGCCGACTTGGAACGGTGGCTTGCTGCTGATCGAGTGAGTGCCCAAGAGCGGCACGATTGCATTTTTACGTGCAGCAGTCGTCGCAGGTGTGGTGTCATTGGCTATAAAACGCGGAACAACAATAGCTGTATCGCTCGCAGGCCATCGTTCCAAGTCGGTTTCTTCGTTGTCAATCGGTTGTGGCGTGCATGGATGCATGATTCCGAAATCCACCGATAGTAGCGGTCTTTTTTAAACTGTCCGCTGTTCTTTATTTTGTTTCTTGTCGCGAACATGAACGGCGATTGAGTTGTCCAGGAAAGCTAATAACAATATGCTGTCCAAGAGTTGGTCTGCGACCAAACGGTCGTTTGGCTACGGCTTGCGATCGATTGGTCTTGGCGGGTTACGACTGTCGCAAGGTGCTGGACGCATATCAAACTCCATCGTCAAGCAAGGCGAGCGATACTGGTGGGGCGGAGCTCTCGGCGGTCTGTACGGTGAAAGCCCCGCAGCGGGACTGACGTTCAGCCAAGAGTCGGCTATGACGTTGCCGACTGTTTACGCTTGCACTCGAGCGCGAGCCGAAACGCTGGCGTCGTTGCCTCCAATGGTGTTTCTGGAAGTTGCTGAGTCGCTGGCTAGGCGGCGCTCGAGTGACAATCAATTGTGGGAATTGCTCCACGATTGCCCGAATGAAGACATGGATAGTATGGTGTTCTACGAGTTGCTGCAGACTCGTGTGGTTAATCGCGGCAATGGCTATGCGGAGATTGTGCGCGATCGCAATGACCGACCTGTGGCACTGTGGCCGATTCACAATTCGCGTGTTATGCCACAGCGTGACCGGGACGGTAGGTTAGAGTGGACGGTATCGACGGACCTTATGGACGCACGCACCGAGAGGTATAGCGTTTATCGAATCCCAGATCGAGACATGCTAAACATCGTCGGGTTTGGCAGTGACGGCTATACCGGTGATGGTGTGGTCCCCATGGCTACAGAGGAAGTATCGCTTAACATGGCGATGACTCAGTATGCGGGATCATGGTTTGCCAAGGGGGCTAGGCCATCGGCAGTTATTGAATACCCGACGTACATTGACGACGATGAAGAACGCGCCGAGTTTCGCGCACAGGCCAATCAACTGCATGCTGGAATGGAGAATTGGCACGGCGTTCCGGTGATGTGGGAGGGTGCGAAATGGAAGGAGATACAGTACTCGCCGGAACAGTCGCAGTTAATTGAGTCAAAGAAGTACGGAGCCAAGACGCTTTGTACGTTTTATAACGTACCGCCCGCGCTAGTGCAGATTTTTGACGACTATAAATTCTCGACCGTCGACGCGATGATTCAGCAGTTCGTGATGACTTGCGTACGTGCCGATGCGGTTCGGTTCGAACGGGCGATTCGCCGAAAGATTACGCATACTCGCGATGCTCAGGGTCGGCTGCGTGCTGTGTTTGACGATCCTTATGTGTTCGAATTCGTGCTGGAGGCCCTGTTGCGGGGCGATGCGAAGAAGCAGGCTGAGACGCTGGAGATAGAGCGTCGCAATGGCATTGCGTCAGCAGATGAATGGCGTGGGCTGAATAATCGCGAGCCGTTGCCCGATGGTCAAGGTGAGGTTTATCTGGTGCCTGGGGGCTTTGAGAATCTAGCGACGCTCGGCAGTACATACCCAAGCGGTCGCAATGCTGCGAACAGTGCTTCGAACAATGCGGATGCCAGTTCGAGCGATGGTAATCAGTCGGAATCGAAGTTCGATAAGCCTCGATTGCTGACGGCATTGGAAAACGGCATTCCAAAGCATCATGACCGATCGCGTGGAGGTAGCGTGGCGGACGCGACCACGGATCGCGATGAAATGGACACTGTTGCCGTCGACGTGCTAGCAGAGGCCGTGGCTCGCGTTGAGTCGGTATTGCAGCGAGATTTGGAACGTGTGGCCGCTGGTGGCAATACAGAAGATCGATTGTCTGAGTCGTGGCAGAAGCATGCCGGTAGACTGCATTCGGCCATCATGCCTGCCTGCAAGATTTACTGTCGATATCGAGATGTATCGCAGGTTGTTTTGGCGACATCCATTGTCGACCAAGTGTTATCCGATCGAGTGATGTTTGGGCCGTTGGACCATGCACGCGGTTTGGGTCTTTTTGCAACGCGCGGGGCTATTCGAGGGGCTGAAGAATTATGATGCTATTCAACGGTGACGCATTCGATCGCTGGTCCTCGCGATCGCAGTACACGGCACAGATGCGAGTCGCGGCGATGCATGCGGCTGTTGGTCAGACTGTTGCTGGTTCTGCTCCGATGCATGGTGAGTGGAGTCAGATTTGGGGAAAAATCAAGTCGCAAGCTGAAGGGGGCGAGTTTACTCGGCACGGCACGACGGCCCAGGTCGATGTTCTCGGTGCGCTCGATTACAAGTACAGTCTGTGGTCCTGGTACTTTGACTCCAGTTGCTATCGAGGCGTGACGGCTAAGGTCATGGCAGCCGCAAACGATGCCTCTATCAAGCGGATTGTGTTGTACGTTGATTCCCCCGGTGGGCACCATCACGGACTACAAGAGGCGTCTGACGCGATCTGGGCAGCTCGAGAAACGGGCAAGGAAGTCATCGCCGTTGTTGACCCAGAGGCCGCTAGCGCCGGCTACTGGCTAGCCTCGCAGGCCAGCCGCATTGTCGGGATTGAGAGCGGCTGGGTTGGCTCGCTGGGTTCTCAGATCATGGTGTACTCGATGAAGCGGATGCACGAAGAAAGCGGATTGGATATTGAGGTTATCCGCGCGGCGGTATCGCCAAACAAAAACCTTGGCATTCCATACGAGGCAATCACGGATGAGGCCCGCGCGGACCGGAAGAGGATCGTTGACATGGCCGGTGAGAAATTCGTAGAGCATGTTGCTCGTGGGCGTGGTCTTAAGCGTGAGGATGTGCTGAAGAGCTTTGGGCAAGGGCTGATGTACTTTACGCCGGATGCAATCAGCCGTGGCATGATTGACGAAATTGGTAGCCTAGATTCAGTGCTTGCTGATGGTGCCAGTTCCACGGATGCCAGCAGCGGTACGGCGACTACTAAGCGGCGGACGGTCTACGCGATCCGAAACAAAGAGAGTAGCGGACCACTTGGCAGTAAGCGAAATAACGGAGTCGTCTAACAGATGTTCACGCAAGTTTTAACCTCAGCGACAACCAACGTCACGAGTACAGCGGTCATTCACTCCGGCGGCGAAGTTGACATTGCAGTCAACGGGGTATTTGGTGGCGCTAGCGTTGCGTTGCAGGCCAATTTTACAGGCGTTGATACGTGGGTGCCTGTCAGCGAGGGTACGGCCGCATGTGCCTTTACCGTGTCTTTAATTAAGACCCTCAAGGTTTCGCGTCGGTGTCAGCTGCGGTTGGTTATTACGGGCGCAACTGGAACGACCAGTCTTAACGGATGGATTTGACAATCGAATGAGCATCATAAGCCCAGTACTTAGTAGTGTTCGCAGTTCGGTCAGAGGCTCTATCACTGGCGGTAGCAGTGGCACGCCTCCGGGGCCATCTGATTACACGATTACCAGCGACGCGACGTGGGACACTGTGTTCGGCAATAGTGACGCAACGCTAAGTGGGAAAGTCATTGCCGTTGCACCTGGGAACTACACTACTCGGACACTCACGAGCCGCAATCCTGCCGTAGCGATTCGGCTGATCGCTCAAGATCCGTTGAACAAACCTGTCATTGATCGCCTGCGTTTTGTCGACTCTGGCAATTTTACGTGCGAAGACTTGAAGATTGTGACCACGGCTTGGGCGGCTGGGAATAATGTCAGCTACTCAGCAGCAGCGATTGGATTCTCTGGCACCGTCGGCCATTTGCGATTCTTACGTTGTCGCCTCGCAGGTAATTATCGTGGCGTAGCCGATGAAACATTTGATGCTGCATCGGATGCATATCCAGAATACGCAAGCATCTTGCCGGTGTTCACGGCTGGTGGCGTGATTGCAAGCTTTGATGTACGTCGTCCGACAGTTGGCGATCTAATGGCCGACGGTACTTACTCGATGATCTTTGACGATGTAACGGGTGCGGAAGCTACGTTTACGGTGTCGGCTGGTCAAATCGTCAGTACGAATTTAGTCACCGGTGGAACCTCATCGTTCACCAATATTACAGGTGATGGCATTCGTTCGAAGATTGTGTCGTGGACTGGACAGAATCCCATGATAAGTTATCTGCCAAACGCAATGCGAGCCAACATAAGTACGAGTGGTGTATCTGGTTCGATTGAGGTCAGGGACTGCGAGCTGAATTTGTTCGGCAACGCAATCAAGCCAAATATGAGTTTTGGATTATGGACAATCGTCGGCAATACGTTTACGCGAATCTACCAAGATTATCAATCCGCAAGTGCTCCTAGCATACCGTACAGTTGGATCATCACCGACAACTTTGCAACATTGCCATTTTCCCGAACGAGTGACCCTGGAGACCCGCATAGCGACTTTTTGCAATTCTTCATGGATGATAGTCCTTCGACTCCAACCCAAAATGATTCGGTTGGAGTTGTCATCGAGCGAAACATCTTTGTGCAAGGCAACGCACGAGGCACGGTCCAAGGGATGATAATTGCGGATAATCCATACATCGCACCCCTCGCTATTTGCTATGCTCGATGGCGGATCGTCGGTAACGTAATTATCAGTGGTGGAGCCCCACTAGGTATCAGTATTGCGGCAAGCCGTGACAATTACGTCGCAAGCAATATAGCGATTGTTTACGATCCAGCCGCTGCTCTAGGTATCGGTAAGTCAATAAGTGTTTCTCGGTCGCTTGATTCTCCAGCACCCGTTACATCATTCGCGTATGGAAATACAAGAGCCCTGGACAACATCGCAGAAACGATACTCAACACGAATAACATATCTCCAAATAACACTCGGTATGCTTCTGGCAATATCAATTTAGGTGCCGATGGTGCAACGATTCCATATGTGGATGTGTTTGCCGCTCATACAGCGGCGCGAACGACGATTGCTGAAGTGGTAGCGGCTTATACGCCAAAAGCAGCTTACGCAGGCAAGGGTGCATTCGGTAATGTGAATTACATCGATCACGTTAATCGCACGACCAACAGAACACTTGAGCCGTCATTCATCGAGTGGACTGACCTCCTGTCGCAAGCTATATCGACACTGACTACTTCAGATTTCAATTGTGTTATCTCAGGTGAAGATGGACGTGCAATTACAATAGTCGGTGGTGAATATCGTATCGCTGATGATCATCTAGGGACAAATGCATCGGCTTGGACCAGTAGCCCAGGCACTGTGGATGTGTGGGATTACGTCCAACTACGGCATACGACATCGGCATCAAATTCAACGGAGACAACCACGACAGCAACAATTGGTGGAATTGCACATGCATGGACGACTACGACCATATCGAGTGCAGTCTTCATTGCGGTCGACAACGGTGGGACAGCTAGATCACGATTCATACCACCGCTGGAAACTGGACTGGCTAAGCTTGTGCTGGCTATTCGATTTCGACCAGACGTGATAACTACAAGCGCAAATATTCTTGGTGACAGCAATCCTACGTTTAGGATGTGGTTTCCATCGACAACGTCGATTCGCTTCCAAGTGTTAAATAGTACGTTTTGTAATATGCGTCCGAGCTTCACACCTGCAGTCGGGGTTACGCGGACACATTTTATCTCAGTCGATTTCACAAGTGTTGCAGCGGGTGCAAACTGGGCAACGGAAGTTGGGACACTACTTGCTAATTCAGCAGGCAGTGGTGGTGCATTTGATTCAACGAGTGGGACGCGTACATTCAGTTCCCTGGGCGTTAATCAGTTGATTCAACCGAACCTTGGCATCTTTGGTGAATCAGACGGTGGCGGCGTACTATTCGATGGTGCTGTGGAGTTTTTCTGGATGGATTGGGGCAATGCGGCTTATCTATTGCCCGATATTACCAACGCATCAATCCGCAATCTGTGGTCACCAGATTTGATTGGTGCTAACGGGCAGGGTCCCACAGGTGCAACGCCTAAGCTGTATTACACGGGTGCTGCAGCGGCATGGAACGATGTAGGCGGGCTAGCTAACCTGGGATCACTTGCGGCTACACCGCTGACGGTGCAAGCAGGAACATACACATGACAATACTCACCACCCTGGCAATCTGGATCGGCATCTCAGTGATAATTGCACCGCTTGTTGGCCGGGCAATTTACGTTGGCTCAAATGACGGAAAGTAACTAACATGAAATACATAGGCGACTTTCCCTTAGGCACGAGGGTTCGATTTGGCTACAACACTGCTACGACAGGGGGCGTGCCAATCACTTGGGCTGCCGACATAAATGGCAATCCAACCGTAGTCGTGTATAGAAATGAATCGGCTACTGAACTTACTGTAGGTGCTACCATTCAGTTGAATTTTGATGGTCGCACTGGCTACCATCTGATCACCGTCGATACCGACAATACAGGCTATACCGCTACGGCTGATTATCGTGTGGTTATCACGGCAGGAACCGTTGACGGCGTAAGTCGTGTTGGTGTCGAGATATGCCATTTTTCGATCCAGAATCGATTCGTCGATAGCACAGCAATTGCGAATGCGATTGTCACAGCAATAAATGCCGACGTGACACAGACAGCGGCTCGTGCCAACGCAGCCACGGCGGCTACTGAAGTCGGCAAACTACCAAGGTCGTCAACGGCGATTCCAGCAGGCGGAAACTTCGCTTGGAATTCGGTGATCGACACGGCCAATAAACTCACTCTCAATATCACTAACGAAGGACCATAACATGGCCGCAGACCCACGAATCGAAGAAGTAAAGACCCTACTAACCGCAATCAGTGCAGATGACGTAGCAGAGGATACCCTGTTCCAGGCTGGGATTGATTCGCTATCCATCGCACTAGCAACGCTCACGGCGGAACGCGACGCGCTACTGGAAGAGAAGGCCACCACCCTAGTCAACCTGCGTGCGATCTTGGACTCACTGACAGCCCGTATCACTGCACTGGAATAGGCATGAGCTACTCCGACATGCTTAACGAAGCCAACGCACTGTCTGATCGATTGACTGCACTGGAATCTAATGTGGTTGACACTTACGAGAGCATGATAGCTGAGGCTAATGTGCTATCGGTGCGCGTCAGTGCGTTGGAGGATACAGCACCGCCTGTTGACGTGCCTGCCTTGCATACGCTGACATTTAGCAACACGGCAGCAACAAGTTCCAGAGGCTTGGTTAAGTTTGGCTTGGCATTTGAGAAGGGCGACATCCCTTCGACGCAGGTAGCCAAAGTAAGGATTGCTGGCGGTGCGAACCTGCGAGGCTATCCAGTCGACGTAGCTACTTGGTCCGATGGATCAATGCGCAAGTGTACGATGGTGGTCGATCTAGGATCTGTTGCAGGCTCGGGATCAACGGCAATCGAAGTATACAACGAAACCGGCACAGTGCCGTTAAGCACACTGAACCCGGTGACGTTTATCTCTGGGTTGAGTAACGACCACACTATTAACCTGACTAACCACAATGGATTTGCAAGCGGTGCTCTGGGTGACAGGGCGTTCGGACTCAAGGCCGCATCTGCTGCCAGCACACGACGCGAGGTGCAAGCCGACACGCCGCTATTCGTTCGGTACTTCTGTTGGCAGTCGTTGACAGGTGACGACCATCTAGTTTGCCTGAACTACCTCGACATCTGGCTAGATACAGATGGCTCGACAGTAGTTGCAATGGATTGGGTGCCGGTGCTCAGCCAGCATTGGTGGGTCAACGATCCGACAGGAGCTGAGCAGACCAAGGAGAGACGTACTTACGACGCAGTTGTAAAAGTTGGTGCGACGACTGTGGATAGTCGCAGTACGTTGTCCCATGCTTACTACTGTCAATGGGCAAGCCTCTACAGTGCAGACGACGCGCAGCACGCAACACCACACTGGATCAACGTAAGCAGCGCGACCAAGCCAACGCTGAGTGTGACGTACAGTACAGCAAGTCGAAAGAAAATGGCTAGGGTCAGTGGGTATTTGCCGCCTCTAAAATGGGACGATACTGGTTGGCCAGTAGACTTAACTTTTACTTATGTGCCGCTCGGCATAAACGGGCATCGAGCACAGATAAACAACGTCGGGGCGTACAATGGACGAGGGCCTATTACTCGATATGATTCGAGTGCTATCACGCTTCAAACGTCCACGCAGTGGCGAAACATGCGAGTGGCCGCACAGGCTGGCTTGGCGGTATTCAATTCAGTCTACGACCACCGCGTAATAGACACGGAAGCGTCGCCTAGATTCATACCACAAAAGCGAAGAGTATTTGGTGCAACTACTTACCCAGGGATGGCAATCGAGGCGGCTCACGCACTTTTGGGTCAATCAGCAGATAATGACGCGGGATCGCGGGATATTTTAGTAGACAACCCTGTCGGCGGTAGCGGTTCGTTTGCGGGGTACGGCACCGATCACGGCGTCAACTACGCTGCATTTGCTGCATTCATTACGGGTGAAAGATATCTTGCGGATTCCGCCATGTCCCCTGCTTCGCTTTGCCTGTCAAGCGGATTTATGAATATCTTCGGGCACAATAAAGCCTTCGATGGTTACAGTGCCGAAACAACTCCTAGGCATGGAGTCGTACCATCGGGAGGAGCCGCGCGAGGTAGAGCGTGGGCCGCGAATATGATGTCCTGGGCATGGGCCGTAATGGGTGACGCAAACCCGAACAAGCTGTATCTAGAAAACATGCTGAAAAATCTAGACGCCTTCCACTCAGTCAGTCATCCAAAGTGGGACCAGGGACGTCGGGACTGGGGTGGGTGGATCTTTAATGATCCACACTACTACAGTCCGTGGATGAGCAACTGGATGGCGATGGTTTATTCCCAGTGGCTTCCTCATTTTACTGACATGGGTTTCGGTGCTGGCTTTAGAGTTGCCAGCAATGCAATTATGAAACCAGTAAAACGTGCTATGGATGCAAATCGAATTTCAGCGTTAGGCGCGTATGTATGGAGAGTACCGTCTACGCCTTGGACAGATACTGAACTAGGAATTTTTGTCCAATCTACTGGCAGCTGGAGCGGCGACGATTTGACAGTTGGAGCTTCGATAGCAGAAAACGATAGATTTATGTGGATGGGCGTGAATAGTTCTAACGGCAATTCTGCGTACCCAACACAAACGGATTTTGCTCAGGTCTACTATCTAATCAATGTGTCAGGATCGACTTGTAATTTGTCGCTAACGCCGGGTGGTTCGGCTGTCACGTTCAGCGGTAGTGGTAACTTTTCTTGCGGCCTTGATCTAGCAGCATTCGACGAAGCAGTGTCCAGTGTTGTTTTTGGAGGTGATTCTCAGGCAGTGCAAGCCATGTCCGCACTAGTAGCTGCGTACATGGAGGGTAGCCAGGGAGTAACGCTAGGTCATGTAAACTCCTACAGAACATTTTTATCAACATCGAATAGGGCAGGCTACGGCCCATGGAACTTTAGCGAGGAGCAAACATAATGCCATTAACAGAGATTTACGTCGATCCAGCAATCAATGCAAACAGCGGTGCCGGAACAATCGGTAGTCCATACGGAGACTTGCAGCACGCACTGAACACAGTAACGCGAAACGCAACCGATGGAGACCGCTTCAATATAAAAGCCGGAACTGCTGAAGTGCTTGCCGCAATACTTTCACTGGCAACCTACGGGGCGCCAACATCCGTCGCACCACTTGTGATTGAGGGCTACACGTCTGCGGCTGGTGATGGAGGTGTCGGTGAGATAAATGCAAATGGTGGAGCAGCTATTCCTATTGCAATCATCTTTATGAAAAACCTTTACATCCGCAACGGTGGAAGCAGCACACTTGTTTCACTTAGTGGTTCGGCTGGGATAAGTGATAGTAAGATCGCAGATACAACCGGAACAGGAATACTAGCAGCTTCTGGATCTGTTACGTTTTGTGAAATCACAGATTGTGCAACAGGTATTAGCATGAACAGTGGCGCTGCGTTCGTCATGGGGTGCTACTTCAAAGATGGGGCGATACGAAATTTCACCAATTCAATAGCTGTTGCTGGTTCTGGTGCAACAATCCTCCGTAATATATTTTCTCTAGGCACGTCTGGTAACGGAATTTTCTTGACTTCTGCAAGGCACCGTATAGTTGGTAACAGCTTCCTTGCAAACGGAAGTACTGCCGCAGGAATCACAGGGAATAGTACCGCCTACTTTGCTGGATCGGTAATTCTCAACAATATCATAGAGGGTTTTTCAGGTGCAGGTGGACGTGGAATTTTAACCTCGACTACTCCCGCAATGCGTTTTGCAGGAAATGCCTTTTTTAATAACGCCACAAATTATTCTGGGACTATTGATTCTATTGAAAACTTGGACAACGAAGTATTAGGTGTAACTGCGTTTGCAAAATCTGGCAGTAACACCTTTGCTAATCGCCTTACTTACTTCGCTCCCGTTAACACTGGAAACATTTTTGGTGGAGCTATTCAATAATGACACTTGATAAAGGCTCCGTACAGAACGGCATAGGGCTAAGTAAAAACAACACAACAAACTATTCAACATCAGAATCAGATCAGATATTGCGTAACGTTGACAATGAGACTGTCGGGTCAACGCCATTCGCCAAGAGTGGTGCCGATACATTTGCGAATCGCTTTGTTTACTTTGCGCCCAATGATGTGGGGAACGTGAAGGGCGGGGCATTCGGATGAGCCTAAGCAAAGGTGCTGTTCAAGCTGGAAGCCTAAGCAAAGGTGCGATTCAAGCGGCTGCTGGTGGCGTTACGGTCACACCGGCTACTGCTGCACTGACGATCACGACATATGCACCAACCATTCTCACGCCACAAACAGTAACGCCTGCTGCTGCTGCTCTGAGCCTTACTACATTTGCATCCACGGTCAGTACGCCTCAGACAGTCACGCCGACTACAGCATCACTAACGCTAACCACATACGCTCCCGATGTATTAACACCCCAAACAGTAACACCGTCAACACTTGCGTTGACGCTTACGACATTCGCGCCGGCGGTATTAACACCACAGACAGTAACGCCGCCTACGCTTGCGATGACGATCACCACGTTTGCTCCAACCGTCACAGCAAGCGGCGCAGTAGTCGTCACACCTACGGTCGCTAGCCTGACGCTAACGACATTTGCGCCTACGGTCACGGCAGGTGGAAGCGTAGTTGCTACACCGACTACAGCAGCACTAGCGCTAACGACATTCGCTCCAACGATACTTGTCGGTGACGCAAAGGTAGTCGTTCCTGCTACTGCGACATTAACGCTAACGACATTCGCTCCAACGATAGCAACACCTGTTACCGTTGTTCCGAATGTAGTTACATTAACAATGACTACATCTGCACCATCCGTGTTGGTTGGTGATGCAAAAATAGTGACTCCGGGTACAGTATCGTTAACGCTAACGACATTTGCCCCTACGGTTACAGCGGCTACTGGCATTACGGTCACGCCGACAACAGTAGCACTATCACTGTCGACATTTGCGCCGACAGTCACGGCAGGTGGCTCCATTACGGTCACGCCCGCAACGGCAGTGCTGACGATTACTACTTATCGCCCGTCGCTGGGTGGCAATGCACGCGGTGCAAATTACTACTATCTGATGCTTACTAAATAAGGAAACTGAACATGCCCGCTGGCCCCTGGATTTTCACTAATACCGGTCGTACATCGCTGCTTAATGGTACGTTCGACATCGACACAGACACGTTTCGAATGGCTTTGTTTCTTTCCACGTCCAACATCGGAGCGGCGAGCACGACGTTTGCCGGACTGACAAACGAGCACGCCAACGCAAACGGATACACCAGTGCGGGTATTGTCGTTGCCCTGACGCTGGGCGGTACAACGACGGTTACGGTTGACGTTACGACAGACCCAGTGTGGACTGCCAGCGGTGGCAGTATCGTTGCTCGATTTGCGGTGATATATGAAGTAGGGGGCAACGTGTTATGTTACTGTTTGCTGGACGATGCACCCGCCGACGTTACTGCAACGACAGGTAATACTTTGACCGTAGCAATTTCTGCATCAGGGGTGTTTTCACTCGCTTGAGTGTAGACGGAACTGTGGGCCAAGCGTCACCCTGCAGGCCAGCGAGTTTCGGATCTCCTTGAATACGCCCGGTGGGTCATCGCGACATACGAAAAATTGGAATAACTAACTGTGCAAAAAAATATAGCGGGGCAGAAACTAAGGGTATTCGCATTCACGGCGGCGACAGGCTTACCGGTGACTGGTGGTGCTGCGCAGTTATCGTGCAAGGTATCGAAGAACAACGGCACAGCAACGGCACTCGCCGACACCAGTGCCACAGAAGTTGAGGATGGTTACTACCTGTTTGATCTGACTCAAGCAGAAACTAACGGCGATACTCTTGACTTCTATCCAGAGTCGAGCACAAGTGGCGTAGTCGTGATTGTCACCAACCACGATAGGCAGACGGTAAGCAGTCCAGAATCGGCGAGTGGTCCAGTATCGGGTGGAGGGGCATTTGCTCCTGTGTTTTTTGGCAGTGGTGGTGGCGGTGCTGGTAGCTTGCGATCGCAAGAGGCCAACGTCTTCAAGTTGATTGTGGGTGAAAGATCGCCAATTGCTATTACGTGCCTAAACGCTGCAGAGGTAGCCGTTAACTTGACCGGCAAGACGCTCAGGCTGGCTGTCGAAACGCTCAACCGAGTGGCGGTCGACGAATTTACGCCATCTATTTCCGGCTCGACGTTTACGTTCACTACGTCCGCAGCGCTGACGAGTGTCAAGCGAACACTGATATGGACGCTGTGGGAGGGGACGTCGCCTACCAAAACGCCGCTGATGCTAGGAAGATTCTCGGTCGATTATTCAGCCCAATAGACTGTTGCTATCGTGATCGGCAGTGCAGTTGCATGTTCTTTGGTCGCGAACGGTCTGTTTCAAAATGCACGCGATGAGTGTAGATCACGGTACCATTGTAGACGCCACTGATAATGGTTATCTGGCATCGCTGATCAAGAGTAATGCCTGGCAAGTAGTCGATAGAAACAACGTAAGTGGTGGTGGCCTCGACTTGCTTACCGCGAATCTGCTCACCACCAGATACCTGCAAGACCTCGGCTGGCACTCTGGCTGCCAGTAGCTGAGTGTAGGATGGATTGCTACTACCGCCACTGGCTGCGTCGACATGGATGGTTACGCGGTCACGCTTGGCGATGGTGGCGCGGCGTGTGGTGCCAGAAGCAGATTGCTGAAGCGGATATTCTTGCATGATGCATTGCCTTTTTTCTTTAGACGTATCGCCTCGAACCGCCGGCGGCAATGACCTTGCGGTTAATCACCGCTTCCATGGCAGCGTCCAGTCCACCGCCGCTAGCGAGCTCGCGACGTTCGTAGGATCGCGTGGCGAGTACAGCCACCAATTGTCGCCACTGGGCTGGTACTAGGTTTGGCGAAATGCCATGGCCGCATACCATATCGATCCAGACAGCACCTTCGCCATAGGTCATGGTAAGTGCGGATGTGCCGGCAAACCAAATACTCCCGCGACGCGACCTGAAGTTGCTACGATAGAGGGTGGGAGAAAGGGTTTGTTCGGCGTTGTCTTTGTCAAGGTATTTGATGGCGGTGATGGAAACCAGCGGACCGCGCAGTACTGCGATAGATTCGTCGCACGGCAGGCCATCGAGAATCATTCGTCGCTTCTGGTTAATCAGCGAAACCTGTCCTCTGGTTTCAATTTCCTCGACGGCGTCGGCTAGGTAACCACCGAATTCACTGGAGATTAGATGGTCGTCGTGGACGTGGGTGATCTGCGCGTGCGATTTGAAATCAGCAACCAGAACAGGCCAGACGATATTGTCGGCTACTCCGTCATACGGATAACGCCCGGTGGGACCGTCAATCAATACTGTGGTGCCTGCGACTCTTGCCATGGACGATTTCCGATTGCTGATTGCAGATTACGTTTTGTTCAAACCGCGTAGATTTGCCGTAGGTCTTTAACGGCATTTTGGTCGATACCGGCGAACGCAAATGTCAGATCGCGTCCTTCATCATGGAGGGCCTCTGCGAGTTTATCTGGGTTATCAATTCCGTTGGCTAGGAGCTGGGTGGCCACTTCGCGACTAACTCCATCGAGTAAGAATCCTTGCAGGGATGGGTCGTCGTTGGTCGAAGTCGTCTTGCCAGGTGGCTTGAGCTCCGGCGTGGCATCTGATTTCGATTCCGACTTGGCGTCAGAGCCCGGTGTTACGTTGGCCGGCTTGTTGCGAGGCTTGCGGGATGCCTTGCTGCTGTTTGGCTGGTCGCTATCTGGCTGTTCTCCTGATTGCTCTACGGGCGCGATGCTATGGCCATCTGCATCCAATGCGAAGGCATCGCCATTGGCGATCATTCGTGCGGCGACACTGGCAGCAAACCCAGCCCGTTCACCAGGGAAGAGGCTACCGTATTTCTTACGCAGCTTAACTGGGACAATTATTTCTGATTCCATAACCGATGCATTCTCCGCTTTTGATTGACTGACTATTTGTGCTGGCGTGTTTAAAAACAAAACAAGCCACACCGTTTGTTTTCGGTATTAGCGACGGCAGCGTACTGGGAGTGGCAAAGATTTTCCAGACTATTCCTAAAAAAGAAATTACGTAGTGCTTGACTCTGCCGATACTGTTTGCTATAGTTAACGCATCACAGCAACGCAAACCGCGAAACAGGGAATCGAAAAAATGAACAAACTTGCCAATTACGCCTACAGTATCGCTGGACCAGATCACGAGCGAGCCGAAGAGATGCTTGACCAGTGGATGACGAATGACACGTTCAGGCTCGCGTACAGCCTATTATGCGAAGGAATGTCAATTGTCCCACTGCTCTCGGGTGGCAAAAAACCAGCCCGCAAGTGGAAGCAATACCAGACCGAGTATGCGACGGTTGCGGATCTTGTTTGTTGGTTTGTGACCAACGACTACGAGCCTGCCATCGTGACTGGCGCGATCAGTAACATAACCGTTATCGACTGTGACAACATTGATGCAATAGACGCATGCATCGAGAGCGGTATCGAAAGCGGACTACAACAGCGTACGAAGCGTGGCGTGCATTTTGTCTTTCGCCACAACGGCGAGCGAAACACTGTACGAGTCAACGGCATCGCTGGCGTGGATCGCCGTGGTGAAGGTGGGTATGTAAAAGCGTATCCCGATAGCGGCAACTGGACCGTAGAATCAATTCTGATGTGTGAGACGTTAGGTTAAAAGAAAAAAGTCCGGCAATTCAATTATTGATTTACCGGACTCGTTTTTTAAGTATTCAGGGTCGTTAGCTTAGGTAGCTTCCAATCCGCCGAACACAGCCACAGCAGCACCCACGACCATCGTGTCGGTACCGGCAGCGCTCAAGTTTGGCGTTGCCTTGAAGCGAATGTATTCGCAGCCCGACTCAATTAGGTCGGCACCCATGCGAGCTACACCCTTTTCAGTCGTCCCACCAGTGCCACCGGTAAGCGTTAGCAGGGTGGAACTAGCCAACATGTCAACCCACGTTGAGTTGTCGACAGACTTCTCGATCTCGCCAATGACAACACACGTCGCTGCAGCGGTCAGTGTAGCCGTGACTGGGATCTCGAACACAACGCTAGCGGGTCGCAGAGCCAGCGCACTGATGGTAATCACGTCGCTAGTGATTTCCACGTTGTCGCTGCCACTACCAGCGACAATGCTAGCGGTCGCCACACGAGCGAACCTGGATGTTGTTTGACCCTTGAGGTCTTTGCCATGTGATTGCATGGTTGTTTGTTACCTTTTAAAAGCATATTTTTTTGTTATCAATGTAGAGCAGTTGTCGCCAACTGCTTCAGTAAATCTTCGACACTCAATCATCAATCACTACACGCCCCAGTTAACACCGGTAAGCACCGAAATCGCTCCCGCGTGCAACGTGTTGAAGTCGTTTTCCATGACCAAGCGGACGAGCGTCTTGCGGCCAGAGAAGGCAGCCTTGACCGTACCACCATCGTTGTACGCAGCCGTGTTGCTCGCATCCAGAGCAATGCGAGGCGCGTCGCCGATGATCAGGTGCGAGGCTTCGACCAAGTAGATTTCCGACTTGTCGCCAGAGCCCAGCGTCTCGGGAATCTGGCTGGTAACAAACACCGGCTTGCGGCGCAGCATTGGCCGGTCACCCATTGACAACGATGGATACGCCAAATTGCCGTTTCCGTCGCGCAGGTCGGAGAGATAAATCAACGTACGTGGCGACATCGCCCAAGCTGGTCGACGCATAACGACGTTGTTGGCCAGCAATCGCAGTTCCATCTTGCCAAGGTCATTGGTGACGTTGGCAAGGTTCACCGTACCGTTAGCTGCTAAGATGTTGGCCGCAAGTGCCAAGTAACGCATGCCGGTTGGTCCAGCGCTGGCCGCGATGCCGCGAATGAAGTACAAGTCTTCCGTTTGCCCGGCACCTCGGATAATTGAATTTCGAATCCGTTCGGCAGCCTTGGCGGAACGCGAACGCAATAGCTTGTCCGATGCTGGCACGATGCAAACCAGTTCCTTGGCGATCAGCTTGACATCGCCGGTGGTTAGGACTTCTACGTCAGCGTCTTGGTTTTCGCCCAAATAAACGCCCGATGGTCCTCCGGTCTCTTTGGCCATGGTCATAGTACCATCGTCCAGTGGCACAACATCGACGCCCATTTGCCGAACAATCGATTCGGGACGCAGCAATTCGATAAAGCGATCGCTGTAGGTGCCCGAGATCCAAGATCCGCCGGCATCATGATCGTTGGCTTGCATGCTGGCATGCGTCAGTGAAGCAGCCACCCGTTCGTTACCGAATTCCATCGCGACAATCGATGGTTCAATGTGCCGTCGTGACGATTGTGAGATGATCTCTGCAGCCATGTAGACCGACAGATCGTGGTCGAGTTGCTCCGAGGTCAGTGGCAGCACTCGCACATTGCCACTGGTACCAGCGCCTAGGCTGCCGAGGTCACCGGTACCGCGACCGGATGAACTGGACAGGAATTCATCCATATCGTTGCTGGATTGTCGGAGCTTGAGATCGTTTTCCAAGTCGGTCAAGCTGTCCTTGGCTGCTTGGATCTGATCGGACAAGCCGATGTTCTTGAGTCGACTTTCTTTGATATCGCTATCGTGCTTGGCCAAGCTGGCGATCTGTTCGTCGGTTGGCTTTTCAGCTCCGTCGATTTCCGAGGCCAAGCTATCGCGATCGCTGTCAAGTTTGTCGTACAGCGTGATCGCACTTTGCAGCGACGCGTGGAGCTTGGATAAGCTCGCTCGCGAATCGCCAATCTTACGGGACAATTGTTCTAGGCTGAGTTTAGCCATTTCAGAATCACCTTTGCGTTTGAACTTGATGTGAACCTTTTTACAGTGCGTTGTTTCGCGTGGGTGACCGCAAAGGCGATTTTCTGTGATTAAAGAATCACGAACACTCACAACATAAATTCCGCTATCAATAATTTATTTCGGATTTATACAATATACGAAAAGGAATGTAGACATTTTGTCTATTACCTTTACCTCCTACTTTTTAGGAACGACTCGGATGCGAATGTTGAAAATGTCAATACTCAGCTTGGCTGTGATGTCATGCTTTATTGCATACTTTACTGAATCAGCCGATGCGCAGATTTTCCGGCGCAATGTGCAGCGAACAAGGTCCGTGCAAGCCTGCCCCGGCGGTGTGTGCCCACAAGCAAACGTAACTCAGGCCGTGCAAATCACACGCACTGCGGGCCAATGGTCCTACCCTGGCAAACTCGACGAACATCTACAGAACGATCATGGTGTATCGACGTATGGTATGAGCCGCAAGCAGATGCTTGATACGCACAATGCGTTGCACGAAGGAAGATCCATTAGGAAAGCAGCGGCACCGGCGGCACCAGTGGCACCACGATTGCCGACACGGCGAACCTGGGCTGATGTTACACCATCTTCGCAAGGAAGTCCTCGGCCTACGCTTGCCCCCGTGCTATTTGGGCTGTCGGCACTGGAAATCGTCGAGCCTACTACGGTTCCGTCGCACGTCTTAGCACAAGTGGATGAGCCAGGGCCAAGAGAAGTAGCTACCGAAAATTTTCGCAGCTCGCTTCTTAAAGCTGTGGTCGAGGCTCGTAAAAACGGCAAGATCAATTTCAGAGATGCAGTCAAGCTACGAGTTGCATCGCTGTCGCCAGCGTTCGTTGAGCGTGCTCAGGAACTGGCTGTAGCGCAGATCGCATTTTCCGGCGAAGAGTCCGGCGCGGTTCCGATCGGCGAAGATGGAGTCGTGCAGGTAGATGCCATTAACTGGGACGGTCTCGCAAAATTCCTCGAAGCGATACTGCCATTGATTTTGTCGCTGCTTAAAGCGTTCGGCGTTTAATTCAGGTTTCTAGCGACGTATTCAATTTGGAGGAAAAAATCATGGAAATCAACTTCCCGCTGGCTGAAGAGTTTCAGGAAGTCAACTACAGCAAGACACCTATCGGCCCTAGCTCGCGATCGTGCTGTCGCGTGCTCAATAGCGGTTCATGTGGTTCAGGCTCAATCGTCGGTAAGCGAGACGGCAAAACACTCGTGCTGACCAATGCGCACGTCGCAGGAACGACTATTGGTCGAGTGGTCCAATGCCAATTCCCATTCGCGGGAAACGCTAAGATTCCCGCCAAAGTCATCATGGCAGGCTACTCGGACCGGGTAATGATGGATTGGGCTATCCTTCAGATCGACCAGAATATACCGCTGCCAGCAGCGAAGCTGTCGATCGACAATCCATCGGGTGAACACTACACGATGGGCTATCCGCGATGCGAAGGGCCTTTGGCTCAGCGGTTGGTTACGCGGCAGATCACGCACAACGGCGTTGTCTGGCGATGGCAGCCAATCTCAATCGGTGGGCAGTCGGGTTCAGCGGTGCATTCGTTTATCGACGACACGCAGCGAGGCTTGCTAACGTGGTCGTGGGGTGGTGATGGCGCTGGGCAGACGACTCGTTCGATCTGGTTCCAGTACCTGAATAAAGCGGTAGTCGGTGTTGTTCGGCCAGAAGGACTTGTCGAGTTGAATGACAATCGTGCACACGACCTGGAAGAAGGATTCTTCGCTGAGGCGTCCATCACGACGCTGCCGATATGGGCTCATCTCGATGACCCGATAACACAGCCTCCACCCGGCGGGTGTAAGGAGTTTCGCGCGGCAGTGCTAAGGCAAGCCGAGGAGCTGCAAAAGCACGTCGGCAAGTTAATTGAACTCGCTCGCGCAAGTGCTCCACCAGTCAAGGACGGCGGCGAAGATGACGGCGACGCACCATCCGATCCTAACACTGGTGGTACTTTTGGATTGTAATGAAAGGTAGATAGTGACTGCAGCAATACATATACTAAGCTGCGAGGACGCAGTGGCGTTTGTTTGTGACAGCACTACGCCGTTCGCTGAAGTCGACGCTAGCGGCAGGTTCGTGTGGCTAAACAGCGCCTACTGTGAAATCCTCAACGCACCTGCCGAGCTGATTGTTGGTACTCACTTCAAAGCGTGGACTCATGAAGATGACATCGAAATAGAAAGTGCGTTAGCAAACAAAGTCCGTGATGGTGTAATTCCGGGGTATACACTTAGTAAGAAATATATCCAGCGCGGTTCAACTCCGCAGAACAGGAGGATTGTATGGGGAATGATAACAGTATCGGGAAAATGGCTCGAGACCCGCGAGTTCTCGGGATACCGAGTGCAGTTTCAGTCCTACACTCAGCAGAGCGTCGAACCGCAGAAGCCTGCGATAAGAGTGCAAGAGGTAGCCAATTGGATACTGCTCAACTGGAAGACGTTGGTCACAATCATAGCTGTCTCAGTGTCATTGATAGCCGGAAGCTCAGCAACGTTATTAGAGGCGCTTCAAAAAGCAAAATCCACAGTAATATCCGCAGAGCAGGTTTTGCAGTCCTCGCCATCTGGTGCATCAGTTCCACCACCATCGCCATAGCTACCTATTCGACGGTCATTGAACTGGAACAATTGATTCAGCGGATGAACGCAGAAGTGCAAATGGCGGCTGAAGATTTAGCTGCAGCACATGAGAAAATTGATTCAACGAAGGTCGCTTCATCCTATTCGGACGTACAGTGACCTATGGCCAGAACCGCTCGCATGCGAATCCAACTGGATGAATCGTCGATGCGTCAGGCAACTCGATTGCTTGAGCAGATCGATGGCCTCGTGCGTGGGCCGGCGATCAACAAAGTGCTTAAGAGCGTGGGTGATCAGATTATCCGTGATACCAAGGCGGTTTTGCCGAAGCCTGGTTATCCGGGGGATAAGGTTGGCCTAAAACCGCTACGTGATACGCTCAAGGCAAAGGTGCTGAACTACCGTGGCGGTGAAATAAAGGTTCTGGTGGTTGGCTATGAGGTGCCGGCCGGTGCGCATGGTAGTCCATTGGAATTGGGCCACGAAAAGTGGTTGTGGGGTGAGCATATTGAAGGGAGCCCAGTGGAACCGCATCCGTACTTGAAGGAAGTTGTCAAGCTGACCAAGGTAACGCAGAATAGAGCGATGATTGAAGGCGCTCGAGCGGCGCTGAATCGACTAAAGGGATCGTAAGATGGCGGGTGGACGTGATGGATTCCTGAATGAGCTGACGGGTGACTTTGTTAAGCACTTGCGAGCGCACTCGCCAATCGCTGCCGTGGTTGGTGGCAGTGGTACCGATGCTCGCATATTCTGCGAGGCTGCGCGGCAAGGTGTCGCTGCGCCATATATCGTTTACACGCAGTCGATGGGTAATTCGGAAAAGCATTTGGCAGGGCTCGACGGCTGCGAAAATATGGTCGTGCATGTTTATTGCTATGCGGAGAATCAACCGGCCAGCCGATCGTTGGCAAATCATGTGCGAGATCGAATGCTGCCGACACAGGCGATTGTGGCAGACGCAACGAAGCTGTACGTGTGTAATGGTGGCATCAGCGATACAGGGGTCGAGTACGACCAGGCGAGCGGTGACCGAAAACGATTCTGGACGCGGTTAGTTTTGCGGATGGTGATTGGCAATTAGAAAAAAAAGGTAGTCAAAAATGTGCGAGCTGCAACAGGGTGCAACGTTAACTTTAAGCGTGAGTACTGGAACGTGGGAAGTGATTTCCATTCCGCGTTACGGTGCGCCAGTACCAGTGATTGATGATACAGATCTGCAGGATACGGCCAGGAGGATTAAGTGTCCCGGAATGCTGGAAGATCCGCAGATGATGACCGGTATTATTATTCGGTCCATCGGTACGCAAGCGCGGCCGGCGAAGAAGGTGTTGCAGACGATGACGGTTACATCCAGTTTGGTTCCGGGCAATACCACGGCGGATATCTTTGCTGGTTCTGGTTTTATCGTTGACGTGCGGGAGCCGGACTACACTGCCGACACGGAGGGGCGCAAGACAATTGAAATTGATTGGCAGTACGACGGCAAGACGGGACCGGCCAGAACATTAGCTAGCTAGTTGGTGGTGTTGTTTTTACTTCCGTGAGGTAGTTTTTAACTGGAGTGATATTCGTGAATTTTGATATTACGTTGGTTCCGCATTGCGGGGAAGTAATGCAAGATGGGGTTCGGGTTGTCGTTGAGTTTGATCAGTACATGATTTTCGTAAGTGGCGCGGAAGGTAGTGAGGATGCGTTTTTTTCTGTGCGCGGCCGTGAGCGTGAGTTGATTGGATTCGTTGGCAAACAGCCAGGTGCGGGGATCAATTTCTTGCGTGTGATTTTGGCGTTTGGCGATAACGTGGCAAGTATGTTTACGCAGATGGTGCGTATGGCGCTGTTGCGGGCGGCTAAGGATCGTATCAAAGAAGCCAGGCTAGCCGTGGATGAAGCGAAAGCCATTGCCGACGAGGTGAATCAGTTCACAGGTACGGATGATGATGTTGTCCATGCGAAGCAGTTGGCGGACATAACAGTTCAGGCGGCCATGAATGAAGTCGGTGTGGCGGAGTCGCTGGCGATGGTTGAGGAGTCGACCGATCGTGCGACTGGAGCGCCTAACCCGAGGGTCGTTAGGGCGATTTTGGCTGAGATGCAGGGCGAAAATACTAGCAGTACGCCAACTGAAAATACGGTTGGCGACTTGGCGAATCAACAGAATCTGTGATTGTTTTTTTTGCGCACTCCCGGTGCCCTCCCTCCTGTTCAGGTCATGTGGCTGTGTTCTCTTCGCTTTCCCAGTCTGGACTTGGGCGGGAGTTTTTTTATGTCTACTTGGTGTTTTTGCAAAAAGGAGTGTAGTACATGGCTGCTGTGACGATTACTGGGGTGCGAGCTACGTCTTCGACTCAGACGCAACTACTGCTGTTCGGTGAAACGATTTCGGCTGGTCAGTTGGTCTATGTCGATGCAGTTACGCAGGAATGCCAGCTTTGTGATGCTGACATATCGCAAGCGGCTGCTACTGTGCGTGGTATCGCACTGACGCCTGGCATCGATGGTGGTTATGGAATTATTGCCATTAGTGGCAGATTAGTGTTGGTGGGTGCTACCATGGTGGTCACTGACTCCTATTACGTTGGCGATGCACCAGGTGCACTAGCTCCAGATGCCGACTTGGCGACCGGTGATTGGATTGCACGCGTGGGCCGTGCAGTCACAGCTACTGAATTGCAGTTGGACATTAGCTGGTATGGCCTGCAGCATCCGTAAGTATCCGAAATCATCCTTGCTGAGATGTTTTTTGTTTCTCAATGTAAGCGAGGATGATAAGCGATGGCTGGTTTAGACCGTGTTCTGTTTTTGCAAAAGCGAGTTTCTACTGCTCTGATTCCGGTTGATTTGCCGGGTGGTGATCAGGTTTTCTTGCGCCCCGCGTCGGCGAAGGTGTACCGTGAGTATCGGCGTTCGATGCGTGATAAGGATGGTATGCCCATTCCCGAGCGTCAGTCGTTTGGCGATGAGCTGCTGGTGTCTCGGCTGCTGGTTTCTCCAGATGGTACGCCAATGTTCACAGAGGAACAGGTAGTCAGTGGCGTACTGGATGATATCGACATGACATCTCTTGCGCCGATTATCCGCAAGTCGTATGTGGTGGTCGGTGTGAACGAAGACGATGAGGGTCGCGCAAAAAACTCATCAACGACAGAATCCACCGAACCATCGTAAGGATTGCTAAGGGGTGCGGGCTACCGCCCAGTGTGGTTGGCGAATCGTGGTCTGTCGACGAAATATTGGACGCTGCCGCACTGGATGAATTGGAGGGTGCTGGACAGTCCAAGCGGATGACCGCTCGTATTTGTGCGGAGGTGCATAACGCGGTGCGGATGTATGCTTGGGGACGTTCGGCTAAGCCGGGTGACAAGCCACCAGTGCCTATTACGGAATCGCAGTTCTTGCCGGTGCGTGTGCAGTCGAAAGATAAGGTAGAGCTGGCAGAAGGTAACCGCAAGGCGGTTGATAAGCAGTTGAACGACTGGGCATCCGCTCTGTGTGGGCTGTGATGACTTGTTAGCTCGTGAGTTATGGCCGCGCGGAGTACGTGTGAGCTAAGGGAAAATTCGATGTGGGTATCTTATCCACTGTCGCCCTTGGTAATTCTGTCCCGCGCGACCATTTTTTTGCATAAGGGGTTTTTGTCGTGGGTCTTTTTCTGGTCATGATCGCGATGCTGGCTAGCGGTGCTGGTACCGAGCCGGTTAAGTCAATTGATATGGTCGAGGTGAATCATTTCTACGATCATTCTGGACATCGATTTGACCAGGTTATTCTTTGGCAGTGGTCGCATGATTACGGTCGCTACGATGTTGTTTACTGGTGGCTGGTGAATAATGATGGCGATTTGCCGGATGGCTGTTTAGTGCGTCGAGATGGTCATCGCTATCGCGCCGGATTCAAACGAGAGTCGTGGACGCTATGCGATCCCGAATCGCAGAACGGAAAGTTATTCCCAAGTAGCTTGCGGTTGGGTTTTTAAGAAATTGCCGAAAATCGATGTAGGGAGTACTTTGGAAAATGACAGTGCAAATCGGCAAGTTAGCGTATGTGGCAGTGTGGGATGCGACATCGCTCACCAAAGGTGTCATGAAGTCCAATCAGCTATGGCGTGAGCAGAAGAAGATGATGGAGTCGCTGCAGACTCCATTCGATCGCTATGTGAACGGCTTGACCAACCTGCAAAATATCTCGGAAAAAAGCGAAGCCATTGCTAGGCGTCGGGTTGAGTTTGAGAATAAATTAGAACTGCAGTATCTGAAGGAAGCTAAGGCGATTCGCGTGCTAACCGATGAGGAGACTCGTCGGTTGAAGGTGCTGGGCTCGCCTGGTGGCATTACGCCTGGCAAGCCGCGTCGTACAGGCGTAGAGCTGAAGGCAGAGAACGACAAGGCCAATCGCGATCGCGGATTGAAGGAGCAGTCGCGATTTAATCGGTTAACCGCTGATGCAGATAAGGAATCAGCAATTGCTCGTAAGGCACTCCATGCTCGACTAGCCATCTATAAGCAAGAAAAGGCTGCTAAGGAAGCAGCTATGGTTGCTGAAAGTAGGCTGCGAGATAAACAGATGAAGGATGAGCAAAAGCATCTCGAGCTGATTAAGGCATCGCATGACAAGGCTAATCGCGATCGCGGATTGAAGGAGCAGGCGAGATTCAATCGGTTAACCGCTGATGTAGATAAGGAATCAGCAATTGCCCGTAAGGCACTCCATGCTCGACTAGCCATCTATAAGCAAGAAAAAGCTGCTAAGGAAGCGGCTATGGTTGCTGAAAGTAGGATTGCGCAGCAGGCTGATGCACTCAGGACTCAGCAATTATCTTCTGCCCGCCGGTCTTACCAGTACTATCTAAAAATGCAACTGGAAGATCGTAAGCGACATGATATCCAAATGCGACAGCAAATCCG